GATACAGAGTTTAGGATATGAAGTACAAATCAGAAATACTGACTGTATTATATTCCAACTATTAGATACTCTCAAGTATAAACCAATAGTAGATATATCAAGTGGAAACGGTAAAGATAGCACTTACGATGCAGTAGTAGAATTTATTAAAAACCAAAACAACTAGAAATTATGGGATACATAAGCGAGGTACACATAGCAGTACCAAAAACAGCAGAGAAAGAATTAGATGCCATCATGAATAGGCTCGACTTGTTAGAGAGTGAGAATGAATGTGGAGACAATAGGTTTTATAAAAGAAACTACACACAGAGGTGGAAGGAAATTAGTAATGGCGTTACCACAGATAAGTCTAAAGATATTGTTTTATATCAAGCAGGTTGTCTTAAGTGGTACGAAGAATATAAAGATGTACAAGAAATCTCAAGATTAATAGAGGAGTACGAACCAAGTGGTGCTTGTATTGTATGTGTTGGAGAAGATAACGTAGTACACTCAGATATAGGAGACTATTGGAATGTATTCAACATATATATGAAAGTAGAATTAACTTAAAACTAAAAGACATGAGAAAAGTAACAATCACAGAGCGTAGAGTCTACTATAAAGTGGCTAGTATAGAAGTAGAAATACCTAAAGATTTACCATTATCAGATACTCAAGAATGGTTATTAAATGATTATGAGAACTTTGAGCAAGAATTAGACGAGAAGTTTAATGATGCCGAACTTGAATGGGGTACGGGTGTTGATGAAGTTCCTCACATGAATGAACCACAATCAGTTAGCGAGACAAGGTATGATGTTATTAACGAAAACTATGGAGGACATATATAATGGCTAAGATACACGTAAACAACTCAGACTATATGGAATTTATATCCGATATAGCACACATGATGGTAGAACAAAGTTTCAATATAGAAGATATATGGAATGATGGAGAGTATCACGATGAAGCCCAAGAATACTTTAACGATAAGTATGATGAGGTAGAAGGGATGATTAATAAAACACTAAAGGTATATAGCGATGAGCAGTAATGAGTTTAACCTAATGAGGATAAAAGCCCTTGAGGGACAAGTAGAGAAAGACAGAAAAAGAATACAAGAGTTAGAGACTCAACTTAAACTTGAGAACGAAAATAAAAGAAGAATAGTAACTGATTTAGAGGTAGAGTTAGATAAAATGATCAAACCCCCAACTAGATTTAAAAAACAAACAAATGGAAAACCAACCAAGTGCAATAAACTTTAGTCAAGCGTGGTCTGGAGGTACTAGAAATGCTTGTTCACTTTACACAACCTTTCGTAAGATTGAGAGGAGATACATAAACCCTATAATAGATGATATAAAACAAGTGTCAAAAGATTTATCGGGTAAAAGGATATTCAAACCTAAACCTAGACAATGCAAACCTCAAATTATGTCTATTATATCTAAGGTAGATGAGTTTACTCTTAGTGATTTAAAAGTATTATTAGAAAAAGACTACACGACTATTGATTTCTTGTGTAAAGTATATGAAATCAAAAAGAGAAATACTAAAGAGTATTCTATAAGACGAGGTCGTGCATATCAAGATTAGGTTAAATATTTTTACAAAAACTATTGTAGGAGTAAAAAAAGTTTCCTATATTTGCATCATAAGTTAATTAAATTTAAAACAACCAAAACTATGGAGAAGTCCGAAACAATTGGCAACCTAACCCTTGCCCTATCAAAAGTGCAGGCTCAATTAAGACCTGCAAAAGAAAACTCAAAGAATCCTTTTTTCAAGTCAAGCTATGCCGATCTTGGTGCAGTATGGGATTCTGTTCGAAAACTACTAGCAGAGAATGAACTTGCTATAATTCAAATGCCTACAGATGTAGGTGGTGTAACAACAATCTTATCACACTCAAGTGGAGAGTTTATCTCATCTACTATGTACATCCCATCTAAAGAGGATGCACATGGTGTAGGTTCAGCTATCTCTTATGCTAGAAGATACGCACTTGCCTCTTTTGTAGGGGTAGTTACTGGTGATGATGATGGTAATGGTGCAGTAAAAGGTAGTACAACTACAAGAAAGTCTACATCTAAGCCTAAGTTATCATCCGATCAATACAAAGCTATGGTTAAAGCTATAGAGGATGGTAAGGGTGCTGTTGTTCAGCAAAAGATGAGTGGTTATACTCTTACTAAATCTCAAGAAGACAATCTAGGGAAACTTATAAAAATTGCTAATACACTTTCATAGTGAGTTTAGATAGCTTTATAAAAAAGTTAGGAGATGACTCTTTTTATTACTCTGACTACGAGTTTGTAACGAACTCGCAGTTAGGGTTAATAAAGAAGGATGTTAGAACTTATAAGATGATGAGAGATAATCCTGAGTTAAACAAAGAGACTCTACCTATGATCTTTGGGAGGGCATACCATGTAGCTATGCTAGAGCCTAACGACTTTAATAATAAGGTTAAGGTGTTTGACTCAGCCACAAGGACTACTAAAGGATATAAGGAGTTTAAGGCTGAGAATCCTAACGCACCTACTATAATACTACAGAAGGAGTACGATAAGATAATGCGTATGCAAGATGTATTATTCTCTCACAAGGAGGTTAGAGATTTATTAGTATCAGAAGGAGAGCGAGAGATAGCTAACGCTTGGCAAGATGATGATACTGGTGTGTTCTGTAAAGGTAAAGCAGATTATCGTAATGGTACTACATTGATAGACCTTAAGACTACTGCTGATGGAAGCCTTCATGGGTTCTCAAACTCTTGTAGAAAGTATGGGTACGATAGACAATCAGCATTCTATTCAGATGGGTTTGGGTGTAGTGATTTCATATTCATAACTCAAGAGAAAGAGATGCCTTATAACGTATCTATATTCTATGCTGGAGAAGATTTTATGAATAGAGGTAGAGATGAGTACAAGTACCTTCTCGATACCTATAGAAGATTCTTTATAGATAACGAAGAAGTTGTTGAAGATCATTTAATAACGGATACATTATGAGTTTAAAAGAAAAACTAAAGGAAGAAAACATTAGTGTTATATTCCTTTCAGAGAGATTAGGGTTAAGCCGACCTACCCTATATAAATACTTAGATAAACCTGATGAGTTTAGAATTAAACACATTAGAAAAATATCTAGGTTAATTCATGTAACAGAAAGAGAGGCACTTATTAATTATTTTATTTAAAGCTAAACGCTATGAGTAACAAGACAGAAAAAATTTACATTGGAAACGGAGTAGAAAAGTTCGATGGGGACTTAGTAAACTTCTCATTAAACCTAACAAAATTAGGTACAGATGCTAAGGACTTTATGTTCGAGTATAACGGAGACAAGTACGTTAAACTAAAAGTAGTTAAGAAAAGAGATGGGGCTGATAAGTATGGTAAGACTCACTATGTAGAGGTTGATACCTTTAAGCCTGAAGCTAATTCTACTGCATCAAAAGGAGATGACTTACCATTTTAAGTTATGATTACAGAGGGGTGTAAAAGCCCCTCTTTTTTACCTAAACCAAACCAAAGCTATGAGACTAAGAGTATCCGATAACGACATAATCAATATAGACAATGTTGATTTTATAGAGATGGATGGTAGGTATATACTATTTCACTCTAAAGGTGTTGTATATAAATCTATATACAATAACGAATTTGAATCACAAAGTACATTTAATAATATCGACAACTTACTTAGGGTAAAGGATGCTAGGTTCATTACTAAAGAGGAGCTGAATGTCGAAGATGAGAGAAAGGCTAAAGGGTTTAAAATGTTTTGGGCTATGTACGACAAGAGAGTGGATGAAAATAATTGTAGAACTTCATTCATGAGACTAACCCTAGAGGAAATGGGTAAAGCTATCAATGGAGTTAAGAGTTATGTAGAGTCAACTCCTAATAAGAAATACAGAAAGAACCCTCGAACTTGGATCAACCAAAAGGGATGGGAGAGTGAGGTAGTTATTAGCGAGGATGATAAGAAGAAGGTTAATAGATATGTCCAACCAAAATACGTAAGCAATGACAGATAATAAAGATATGGAGATGAGATTGCTTGGTCGTATTATGAGTTATCCTAGAGAATACTACGACAACCATAGTCTTTTCTCTGAGGGTATGTTTAGTGATGTCCTCAACAGAAAAATATATAAGGTAGTATCAAGCAGATTAGACTCTGGAGAGAAGGTTGACTTAGTTATCCTTAATACGTTAGTAAAGGATTCTATGGCAGGATACCGTATAGCTGAGTGCTACTCAGTAGACTTCAGCCACTACAATACAGAACACATGATTCTTTTCCTATCCCAAGAGGAGAAGAAGATAAAACTAAAGAAATTACTGGAGACAACTAACAATAAGTTGAATAAGGATGAAGACTTATTTGAAGTGTTAGATTATGTTGAGTCAGAACTTAAGCCTATATCTGAGGTTAGGGGTAGCGATATACCTGATATTAAGAAACAACTTAAGGTGCTACATGATGATATACAAAAGAGAATGTCTTCAGAAGATATGGTAGGTCTACCCACAGGTTTCCAATCAATAGATAGGTTTACTGGTGGGTGGCAAGAGACTGACTTTATAGTTATAGGTGGTGCTTCATCTATGGGTAAGACATCGTTAGGTCTAGCATTCTGTTACAATTGTTCTAAGGCAGGTATACCTGCTGCAGTATTCTCTTACGAGATGGGAGATACACAACTACTTCAGAGGCTAGTATCTCTAGAGAGTTCGGTGAACAATAGGTACATAATGAAGGGTACACTTCAGAACGATGAGTTAGCTAGGGTTGATACTGCTATAGGTAAATTAGAGAGAGCTGAGTTGTACGTAGATGAGTGTAAAGACTCATCACTTAGATACCTACTAAATAAGATACGCCAGTACGTTATAACTAAGGGTGTTAAATTTGTTTTAGTGGACTACCTTCAATTAGTTAAGGGTAGTGGCACATCAAGGGAACAAGAGGTAGCCCTTGTTGCTCGTGAACTTAAGAATATAGCGAAGGAGTTGAATATAACAATCGTAGCGTTATCTCAACTTAGTAGAAACGTAGAGAAGAGGGGTGGAGGTAACAGACCTATGCTATCTGATCTTCGAGAGAGTGGTGAGATTGAGCAAGCATCAGATATTGTTATGCTTGTGTACCGACCAGAATACTATGGTATTATGGAGGATGATAATGGGAATAACACAGAGGGATTAGTAGATCTTATCTTTGCGAAGGGTAGGAACATAGGTACTGGAGTCTTACCGCTTAAATTTGAGAAGGAGTACACTAGGTTTAGTGACCCTACAGATTATGGTAATAATTTCAGCTCAATTCAAAGTGTTGAAACATCAGAAGCTTTCTAGGTTATGGAGTGGGATTTTGAATTTACATGCAATTTTATAGTGGGATGCGTGTTTATATTTTGGTTTATTAAAAAGATTATAGAAAAGATATGACAAGAAATAAAGATACAGAATTGGCAGTGTATAAAGCAACTCGTCACCTTGATACCTTAAACTTAAATAAGGATGAATTACGAATAATAAAAAACCTATTTAGTTTTGCTTACGAAATAAAATGTGTTTACCCTTCGGATGTAGGTAATAGGTATAGGCATGTAGTAGAAGCTAATGCTTCTATATCAATTTTAATTGATAAGCATTTCCCTTTTACACTTAGCTTTATAGGAAAGATAATGCGTAAACATCACGCTACTATAATTCATTATAAAAATCTTTATAAGAATTGTTTATCTTATGATAAGGAATATTTAAGACTAATTAAAAACCTTGACTTAATAGTCAATGAAATGAAGAAAGATATAGAAGAGGATAAGATTGATCACTTACTACTTGACTCTGAAAAAGACAAACTAATAAGAGAGTTAATCAAATCTAACGCATCCTTGAAGGTAGTTAATCATAAATTAAAGGATGAGTTGTATAACATCAAAAGATCTTAATGAGGAAGAAGATATACCACGTTATAGTTCATTATAAGTGGAGGACAATAAGATATGTGAAGGGTGTAGAAAAGCCATCCAAGAAATGGAATGAAGCTAAGTATGAGACTGTAGTTACGGAATTAGATGCAGATGTTTTAAACTCAGATCAAAGATTTTTAAATAAACTATCTAATAAACATAAATCCTCTAACGAGATAGGAATTAAAGTAACTAATGTTGTTGTGATAAATTACTTGTGTCTATCAAATGATGTTTATTGAAACACGAGAGTACCAAGCGTGAGTTGGGCATAAAGTGAAAAGTCCTAGAGTGGGAGCTAGGCAAAAAGTCAGTGTTGAAAGTTAAGAGGGTGATGGGAACTTACCCTCTTACTTCAACCAGTTTTAAAAAACAAAAACCATGATTAAAGCAGTATTAATAGTAATTTTCGTAATATCCCTTCAGTTATTGTGGGGAATGTTTAAATATTCAAAACAAAAAAAGAAAGATGAAAGGATTAATAAACAAGACTTTATTAGGATCAATCAAAAAAGGAAAAGTAAATCTTCTAGTAGTTCAAAGGTATCTAAGGATAAAGCACCGAATAAAAGTAAGTATAAAAGCTCTAACAAAAAGAATGTTAAACCTAAAGTAAAGAAAAATGGGAAAAAGTAAAGATAATATTTACGATTTGGAATTATTTGAATCATTAGAATTAGAAGAAGACATTAATTTTGATGCTTTAAAAGTAATGAGAGTACCAGGAGGGTGGTTAATTGAAAACATGTCAAAGATATATCATTATGATAAAGAGCTTAATGAAGATCTTATTATACGACATACTAGTGAACCAGTATTTGTACCATACCATGAAGAATTTATATAAAGAAGAAAATGCAAGACGAAATAAGAAAAAAGTGTGATGAGATTAGAGACCTGCTACTAGAGAAAAATAGTAGCTATGGTAACGCAGTATTCGAGAGGGGAGTTCTATTTGATGTAGACCCCTTATATGCTATTCAAGCTAGGATAAACGATAAGTTAAACAGAATTAAAAACTCTAACACCTACTTAAGTGATAACGACTTAATGGATGTTACTGGGTATTTTATATTACTGCAAGTATTAAGGGAGGATATGGATAAAAAGCTTGAGAAATCAATTAAGAGCGTTGAAGTTGATGAAGATAGAGAAACAGTATTTAGTTACACGTGGAATTTAGACAGTAAAGATGAAGAAGAGGGAACCCCAGTTTGAGAAATCATCTGACAGAGCTAGAGAAGAGGAGACTCTTCGTATACTTCTAGAAGATAAAGACTTAACATTCAGACAATTAGATAAATATGCTCCAGTTGATGCAGAGATATTTGATAATAGAACTATGGATATTGTATCTTTGTGTGAGATAAAGACAATGAGTCTTAATATGGATGATATAAAAAGAGTTAGAACATCTGTAAGGAAGATACAGCATTGTCAAAAGGAGGCACTTCATAGGGCTTTACCTTTATGTATAGCTTGGAGGTTTAACGATGGTATAGGCTATATATGGTTAAGAGAGATAACAAAAGCCACAGTTGAGTGGGGTGGCATGAAGAACCCACGACCAGGATCTATATGGGATAAGGAACTCCTGTTTTATATAGACATAGATTTATTAACAATAATTAAATTTTAGAGATGAACAAGCAACAAAAAGATCAAGAAAAAATTGAAGAAAAGAATTACAAGTATTTAAAATTTGACTGCGAAATGAGGTCAAAGGCAGTAGAGATAGCAATGTCTTTACCTACAAGTAAAAACGCTAAATCTCTTTTAGATAACTCACGTAAGATTTCTAATTATATATTCAATATAGGTGACGCACTTAAGGAAAAGAAATAATTTGTATCTTGCCTCTTATAAATAATATAATATGGCAAGGAATAAATTAGCAGGAACTAAGGTAGGTAAGAGCAAGAGTGCTAAGTACTACCAAGACAATCCTGATGCTAAGAAGAAGAAAGATGAGTATAATGCTAAGTATGGTGCTAGCTTATCTAGAAAACTTTACAGAGCTTTTCTTAACGCTATGAATAAAAAGAAAGGCAAGAAGGGTGATGGTAAAGATGTGTCTCACACTAAGAAGGGAGGTACAACATTAGAATCTCAAAGTAAAAATAGAGCTAGGAATAGAGGTAAGAAATAAATCCTTATCTTAGCCTTATGCGATATAAGAGAAGAAAAGGTAAGCAAATAAGTAAAGCTAAGAAACATACTGAGGATGGAATTACATTCGCCTCAGGACTAGAGCTTTACTGTTACAGAGCCTTAAATAAAGCAAAAATCCCCCACGAATATGAAGGAAAGACCTTTGAACTTGTAGAAAAAT